ATCATGCCGAAGGTTCCATGACCGTTAACATTAATATTGGCGGAGGCAAGCCTTCCGTATACGACGACAACGGTAATCAGGTTGATGAAACCGGCGCTCCTGCCGATTACAAAATGGAGTATGCTGATAAGGAAGAAGAAGAAGAAATGGCCCCCGAAGCCCCCGCCGCTGAAGGCGAAAGCGACGATATGGGTCTAGAAGAAGACGGTGAAGAAGGCGGCATGGAAGCCCCTGAAGCATCCGACGAAGAAGAGGAAGAAGCTCCTGCTGAAGAAGGCATGGGTGATGAAGAGGGAGAAGGCGAAGAGCCTGCTGGTGGGGAAGGCGCTGAAGATATTTCCGATGAAATGGAAGACAACGACAAGAAAATTGCCTCTCTAGCTGCCGAGTACGACGAAGACGAGCTCTTCCAAGCACTGGCTCTCAAGAAACAAGCCAGCTCCATGATGGAGAAGGAAATGTCTTCTTATGGCGAAATGCCAGAAGGACTTAAAAAGCACATGGAAGAAAAGGAAGGTAAAGAGGGCATGGAAATGGAAGAAGAGGACGAAGAAGAGAAAAAGAAAAAGGAAGCTGATCATGCTGAAGACATGATGATGGAAGAGAAAGAAGAAGAAGAGGAAAAGAAAGAGGAAGAGGCCGATCACGCTGAAGACATGATGATGGAAGAGCACGAAGATAAGGAAGAAGAAGATAAAGAAAAAGAAAAATCTGAAATGTCCAAAAAGATTAAAGAAGAAGGGAAAGAAAAAGCCGACCATGCTGAAACAGCTGAACCTATGGCTACCGAATCTCTAGATCATAGCGAATCCGCTATTGGAGATCAGAGCATTGAAAATCTCAACGCTCGTGTAGCCGAACTCGAGGAAGAGCTTAACAGGCAAAGAAAGCTTGCTCGCGAGAAAGAAATTTCTTCGTTTGCTGAAGGACTCTATGAGTCTGGTAAGCTCACAGAACAGGTTGTTCCTAAGGGCGATCTTGTTCGATTCATGGAAACTCTTAACCATAAGAACTCTGTGAATTTCTCTGAGACTGGTAAGGCATCTCAGTTCGACTTCATGCGTGGAGTTCTTGAGTCCCTTCCCTCTATGGTCTCTTTTGAAGAGTTTGCAACTCCAGCCACCGCTCCTAAAAAAGCTCAAGCTGTTGAACCAAACGCTTCTGGATATGTATATGATCCAAACACTGCTGATGTTCATGCCGAAGCGTTATCTTACGCCGAACAGAACGGATGCGATTACTTAACTGCTGTTAAGTTCGTTATTAATAACAATTGAGGTTTTTTACTAATGGCAACTGATCCCCGTTACATGTCTTTTGACCATCAGTATGTCGAGACTGTTGAGGTAACTGACGCTACCAACCTTTCGGCTGGTGTTGAAGCTCACAGATTCGTCAAGCGTGATGGCTCTTACCCCGCTGCTGGCGATTACGCTGCTGGCGCAACTTACTACGATATTCCTGGCCAAGGCGAACTTACCGCCAAGGGCTTCCAGGTTGAAGATGGCTCTACTCTCGTATATGAGGGCCAACTCAATCCTTCCACTACGCCTTATAAGCCTGGCGTACTTCTCTACCAAAAGTTCCTTAGTGTTGTTACTAGCGGTATCGTCATTGTTGAAGTTGACGCTGCTGCTGGTGCATTCGCTGTAGACGACGCCGTTTACGCAACCGCTACCGGAACCGCTTCTGGCACCGCTGGAGCTGGTGTTGTTATGGGCCGCGCACTCGATACTTCCGCTGCTACTACAGCTGGTCAGTACATTCGCGTAAAGCTCGGAAACCAAGCTGGCGCTTGATAAGATACTAAAGGAGACTATTTATCATGATGAATCTAGATCAGGTACGCGTAATTGACCCTATACTTACGCAACTTGCCCAAGGCTATAGAAATGCTGAAGGCGTAGCTACATTCTTCGGTCCCGCTGTATCTATGAATACCCGCGCTGGCCGTACCCTCGTTTTTGGTAAGGAAGCATTCGCTGCTCAGTCCTTCCTCCGTGCTCCTGGTTCTAACATCCAGAAGATCCAAAACGAATTCGGAACCAGAAGCTTCTCGCTCCGTCAGGAAGCGATCAGCTGGGAAATTGCTGAAGAGATCGCTGCAGAAGCCAAGAACGGCGCTGCTCAAATCGATCTTCGCCAGTACGCCGCCAAAGATGCTGCTCAGCGTCTTATGCAGTCTTGGGAAGTTCAGGTCGCCGCTTCTGTAACTGATGACACCCAGTACGAGTCAACTTGCGTCTTTGACCTTGCAACTCGCGCTTCCGGTGCAGACCAGTTCAACCAGGCTACCTCCGATGTTGAAGTTCTGATGGACGAGGCTAAGGAAGCCGTCAGAGCCCAGATCGGTATCTATCCTAACAAGATGGTCATCTCTCCTGATGCCTTTAACGCCCTCAAGCGTAACAAGAGAATCAGAGACTTCATGCAGCGTGGCATCCTCGTTAATGAGGCTTCCCTCGCCAACATCTTTGGTCTTGACGAGATTCGCGTAGCACGTAGACTTAAGCTCAACGACGCCACCGGCGCTCTTGAGAACATCTACAACAACATTGCGATCCTCTTCTATCAGCCTTCTGGCGCTACCGACGGTTTCGCTCCTGCAATGGACGCTAACTATGGTAACCCTTCTTACGCTTATACGTACACCTTGGCTGGTTATCCTATCGCCACCCCCGAGCGCTTTAATATTGAACGCAGGGTGTTCACAGGCGATATCCTCGTTGAGCGCTCTTTCGAGCTCGTAGGCATGGGTGAGAACGGTAAAGTTGGCTCCGGCGTTGTATTCAAGAACGTTGTTGGTTGATATACCTTTTTCAAACTAACTAAATTGGCTGGCCTTCGGGTCAGCCCTTTTTGTTTAAAGTAAAAAGAAGAAAGTATATAAGCTATGCCAGGTCCTACACCTCCTCCTGATAATTACGGAGTGGCTAACAATTGTAATCCTGCTACTGTGGATTATTTCATATCTGTCTTCGGCTATCAAGAAGCAGTGGAACTCAGTAATATTGAGAACCCAGTAGGTAACGAAATAGACGTAAATAAGATTCAGCTAGCGCTAAATGACGCTGGCCAACTTATTAATAACTACATCGACACCGCTGCTCCTCAAGCTAAGATACTGATCTCAGGTTCCTATAGGAGAACCCAAGCAACTATTGCCAGGTATTACTTAGACGTATTAAGACCTAGAACTCAGGTGCAGGAAGCTGCAGAGAAAGCATTACAGCAGCTTGAGATATGGGCGTCTAAAGCAAGTCCTAGCACCGGATTTAAGTGGAAAGAAGCCTATGGCTACTGGAACTCTGGATGCTCAATGACCCAGAGCTCTTATCAAAGAGGCAGAAGCTTTACCGATCCTTCGCTCAATAAGTGGGTATTACGTGAAGGCTCTAACGACCGATCTTTCCCCTTTGCAAACAGAGAAGCCCCTGTTCGTAATGTTGTTAGTTCTAAAGGACTTTCAGATAAAAACAAAGGAATCGAAGGAGAGCTTACAGAGAATACATACGAAATAAACAAGCTCGTAGATGCTCTTGAGTCTACAAGAAATATCTCGAGTTTTACAAATACTGACCAAGCAACTGGTGCCGAAAATGGTGACGGCTTGATTGCTAATAACGAAACCGAATCCGCCGACGGTGAGTTTGATAACTACGGCGGCTTAACTACTTCTGACGGAGATACATTCTGATGACTAATTCTCAAACCGGATATAACCCATTCTTTCCACCACGTGAGGGTGGCGGAGCTTATTTCTTAGTTAATAGTAGCAAAGGCGGTTGCTATGATTACCCGGGCGGTCAGGGGATGATGGCCGTTTTTCCTGATGGCTCAGCCTATAAAAAAGACTGCGAAGAATTGCGTCAGTACGTCATTGAGTTAGAATCAACGCGTTCTATTAAAGATTTACAAGACGTCGAGTTCTCTAGAAACGTAAAGAAAGGTGATTTTTTAGTTTATGATAATACTAAAGGGAAGTGGGTATTAACTGACTTCTTATCCGGCGGCGAATTTTAATGTTACTAGAGATAGAGAACCAGCTTCATTCAAGGGTTCATAGCGCAATTGGTCAAAGTGCCGTTGTGCTTAGACTTGCAGAAGAGCTCGATCAATCCGGTAGAGTTGCAGAGCAGGCGATGATTATTGTCAGCTACGTTTCTGGAACCACAACAAATGAGATGGGCGGCGGTGCTTATATACCCACAATAAGAACAAGAAGCATGACGTATAGCGTTACTCTTGTTCAAAAGCAAACCCAACGAGAGGGACATAGTTTCTCTTTGCCTCTTCTGGATCTTATGGCAGATGCAGTAACAGGATGGGTTCCTGAAGTTCCTGGGCTAGAGTTTGCAACAGGTTTTGAACTTGATAGTGAAAGATTTATTCAAGTTACCGAGGCTTCTCAGTTTATATACGAGCAAAACTACTCCATCAAAGTAACTGTTCCTGACGGAAGATTTTACAGCCAGCCTTGTGCTGCATTTGGTCCTATATCAGTTGAAGACTTTTTGCCTACAAGAAAGTGTCTCCATACAAAAGAAGGAGTTCAAACTGGACTGGCGGTTTGGACAAGAGTAACGGGACCGGATACTACAGAGACCTATATTGTAGAAGACGCTAAAGCTTGTGATAGTCCCTACGGAAACGTTCTTGAGGTAACTTGTAATCCTCAGATGGATGAAACAGCAACTTATAGATTTGTTCCTATTAATGCTAGAACCTATGACCACAAAGGCAACCCTACAGACGACGAAAGCATGGTAACTTCGGGTAGCTTAAACAAAGTGTGGAAGTGTAATAGAAAAAATGAAGGCCCCTATCCCCCATGGTTTAAGCTCAACATTGACTTTGGTCTTTGGAGAAACGAACCGGGAGAATTAGGAGCCACCGAGGATAATAGTCGCCAGAGTCTTTTCTACAAGACTGTAACTGCCGGCGACCCTAACAATGAAAAGAATCCTTAGAGCTTTTCAAATACAGGAATAAGATCTTTAACAGTTACTGACTTTCCGTTTGTTTCTTTCTTTTGCTGAGATACCGTATTAGTGTTTGCGTCTGCGGCTTTGCGGAAGATGTGATCGATCTCAATAGATGAAAGCCAGGCGTTAGCAACAGGAAGCTCATAGATTTCATAGTTGTAACGGAGCCAGGCCCAGCACCATGCATGAGCAACTTGGAAAAGAGCTGCAACTTTTTCTGCTTCTTCTTTAGGGCACATGTACAAAATGCTATCATGAACTGACATATTAAACTTAGCATTAAGTCCGTGGTCTTTAATAAGCCACTCCATAGCGGCCATGAAAGAGTGGAGCATTGCGCTTCCAGTAGATTGAATACACCAGTTATTTCTCATGGTCCAGAAGTCATCTCCAACTGAGCTAGGGCGGAATGCAGTAGACATTTTAGTTCCGCTTAAGGGATTAACAGGTGTATTTTCGCATGCAATCTTTGCCATTTCGTTGTATGCATAAGAGTCAGATCCCCCGATCAATTCTCTCATACCTCGGTAGGCTTTACGTCCCTTCTTGATCTCAATAAGCTTTTTACCCATTTCCATGGCTTGTTTCATAGAGATGGTTTTATTGCCTTTGCGAATAGTGTTTGCGAGGGTTTTAGCTCCGCAACCATAAAGCATACCGTAGTTACATCCTTTTGCCACAGCTCGAGAAATGCCAATGGCCTTAGCGGTCATGGAGTGCATGTCGGTTCCGTTTTCTTTGGATCCCGCAAGAATAGCATGAGAGAACTGAGTTGACCCAGCCACTTTGTAGTAGGAATCAGCAAAGATGGAAGCCACAACAGCCTCTTGGGCATCAAAATCTGACTCAACAAATATCCAGCCATCAGGAGCTTGTACTCTTGTTTTAATTTCTGAGCCAATTTTATCAAATTTAGGATCAGGCACAGTAAGCCATAGATTTTCTCCAGCCCTGTTAGTAGAAGTATTATGAGGGACCGTCGCAGGAACAATGAGATTGAATTGCTTCCCGAGAGGGTTGTTGACTTTGTGTACATATTGTTCACGAACTCGGCTCCTAACCGAGGTCCAGTAAGATACGTTAATTGCAAGTTTAATGAGTTCCTTAGCTTGGGGTAGATCCGAGCTAAGCATTCCAGATTCAAAATCTTCGTTGTAGTCTTTAGAAAGTACACCTCCAACGTTTTCTCCTTCGCCCTTAGGGTGGGGCAAGCGAACATATTCTCCAAGATCTTCGCTCTTAAAGCACCAGCCCTTGTCTGTAAAGTAGGTCATCGGTTGATCATCCCACTTAAGACGAAGCAAGAAGTGAGATAGTCGATTTTTTGTAGAAATACCTCCGATGACTAGTTTATTGCCATCTTCGGTTTTTTGAATTTCAGAAACGCTTCTGAGCCACTTAGGAATTCCGTACCACTTAGAGGAGGGCTTTCCAGCTTTTGTAAGCTTGAAGTTGCATTCCCAATCCATCTGAGATAGCCAAGGATCAGACTCGACGTCAATCTCTCCTTGGTTCCATCCGTCGAAGATTTCTTGAGCCATTTCACCCAGGATCTCTTCTTGTCTGGAGATGGACTCTTCCCAGATTTTTTCGCAACCATTAAACCATTCTTCCCAGTCGCTTACAACCGGAAGGAAGGAACTTGAAAGTCCAAAGTGACCAAGCAGAGTTGTAAGAGAAGGATTATTTTGAAGATACTTAAGAACAAGAATAGAATAAAGCTCTTGGGTAATTTCTGCGTCCTTAAGAGCGTATTGAGTTAGGTCATCACGGAGTTCACAAATTTGCTCCATTGTTTCGCTAACAACGAACACGTCTCTAATCTTTTTATCCTCTGGCTCAAGAGGAATCATAGGTTGGCAATGGAAGTTATAGCAATCTACCAGGCCATTCAAAGACCCCTTATCAGCCCAAATAGGATCGGCCTTAAAGCCTGATTTATTGGCAGTTTTTTGAACATACCACCATCTCTGCCCTGAAGCCAATCCAGAGACATTAATATGAGCCGACATGGTATCAAACCAATAGTTCTTCTTCGTAATGTCGTATGATTCTGCGCAACGAGCTCGGTCATAAGCTACGTTGTGAGCAATGAATACTTTGTTATTACCTACAGGAACAAGGGTGGTGTAATACTCAATCGAGGGATTTACGTAGCACTCATGCATCCAAATGTAATAAGCAGTATTAGTAACTGCAGTTGCAAGGATAGGGTGGGAGAAGTCAGAGCCTTTAACAAAAGTCTCGCAGTCAAATACGGCAATATCTTCTTCAATTACTTCCGGGTGGGTAGTGTCAAACCCGTCTTTAGTCGGTGTGTATTTGGTCCATCCCGGCGTGTTAACGATATATTCTGAGCTAGGCTTACTAGGTAGTTCGGAATAGGCAAAATCTTTCATGATCTTGACTTGGTCCGATACAAGATCTTTGGAGATATTGTCAAAGTGCTCTTTGATGTTTTTCCCCTTTAGCTCTGGAAGCTTAAAGTCATCCATAAAGAATCCCTTAGGATTCTCAATGGGAAAAGTAACTCCGAAGTTTTCCATCGAAGCTTTAATACTCTTAATAAATTCAGGGCTCACTGGAGAAGTTTTGCAATCTCCGAACACCTGCCGATTCATACCATCTGAAAGAGTGGCATAACCGAGGGCATTGAGTTTGGACATAGAGAAAGCAGTTTAGTTTCCACTATTATAGACCATAAAGGCGCTTCTGTCAATAGTGGATTAAAAACTCCTCTCGGTTTACGTAGTAAAGGCCTATACCCTCGAAGTTAGTAGCGTCAATAATACGCAAGTTTTTACGTACATAAGGGTAGCCGTAATGGCCATGGATATAAATATCTTTTTTATTTGGACAATACTCCTCTAAATACTCTTTCCACCAAGGATAGCCGGGACCGGACAAAATTTGGTCGCGATTTTGCTTTGTTATTTTTTCGGAGTAAAGAGCATGACCTAACCTGTAGGTTTGTTTGTTAGCTTTTATAGTTGCAGTGAGAGGGCAACGAGCTAACCAGGATATAATGTCAAGTCTAGAATCAAAGTCAAGCTCTCTAAGACATTTTAGAGTATACCTTGTTTCTTTTTTAATAATATTGTCTTCTGCTGTAACTAAGTTCTCTAAGATATAGTTTTCGTTATTACCAAGTAGCAAAGTCATTTTGCCTTCTAGGCACATTCCCTTTATATACTCTAAGGTTCTTATCGGAGAAGTTTTCTTAGTTCTTTTGAAAAAGGGTTTATGGTGAATGCTATCACCTATAAGCACATAGTGAAAATCTGGAGATTTACTAACAATTTTTTCTAGAGTATCAATCCTACCGTGCAAATCTCCTACAATGCAGTAACTATTCTTTTTCGGTAATAATAGGTGACCACCAATGTGGGGTTTCAGTTTTCCAGGTGGCAAAGTCATGTTTATGCATACAATAGTATTTGCGGTACGCTGCTACGGCGTCACCTTCTATTTTACACTCCTCAGGCATTGCTTGGGCAAATTCTGTCATCTCGTAAGGAAGCTTTTTAGACAGAGCAATTCGAGTTTTAAACAAAGATTTTAGGCTTCCTCGTCCGCCGTGCTTGTCTCCAAAGCGGATCTCAAACTCGTCGCAGAGCGCCTCGGTAAGTTGGTAGGTAAAAGACCAGTTGCCGAAGCTTTCGCCCATCCACAAAGTGCAGGGGTGCTTTCTAAACATCTTAGTTTTGTAAAACTCTCCGTTTATACGTTTTGCAGGATCGAGGTCGTTTACAGCTGCAACAATACTCATCATTTGAAGATGCTCAACAATCATCTTGTTGACATGCTTGTCGCAATGGTATTTAGCTGCTTGGACCGGATCTTTGTCCAGTACAAATACATTCATAGCTCTTTAGCCTATACTATATATAT